AATAGTAGATCAAGGTTATGTTCCATATACAGGAGCAACACAAAATGTAGACCTTGGTACTAGAACATTAACTTCTGGGGATTTAACAGTTAATCATTCATCTGGATCAGGTGATGCTGTTGTAATAAACAAAGGGGGAAATGGTAGTGGCTTGGTTATTAATAAAACAAGCGGCTCAGGCGATGCTTTAGAGGTTACTGGTAGCGCAGACATTTCAGGTAGTTTAACTGCTTCGTCTATTATAAAATCGGGCGGTACTGCTACGCAGTTTTTAAAAGCGGATGGCAGCGTTGATTCTAATACTTATTTAACAACTGCTGTTACTAGTATAACTGCCGGCACAGGATTAGACGGTGGTACTATAACTACAACTGGAACTATTGATTTAGCTGACACTGCTGTAACCCCAGGTGCATATACAAACGCTAATATAACAGTTGACCAGCAAGGTAGAATTACTGCTGCTGCTGATGGGTCGCCAGGTGGTGTTACTGATTTAACAACTGCTAATAGCACTTATGTTAATTTAGTAGATTCAGGTACGGCAACTCAACCAATTCTTACCGCTTCACTTTCTGCAACAGGAACACCAGATTCAACAACATTTTTAAGAGGAGATAATAGTTGGGCATCAATTCCTGGAGGTACACTATACGGTTTTTCTAGCGCTCAACAAGTTGGTAATGTTGTAGGTTTAAATTTAACTAGTTCAGTAGGTACAGTAGATACAGTAAGATTAAGCGGTGGGCCTGGGATTACTTTAACTGATAGTGGTGGTAGTAATATTGTAACTATTGAAGCTTCAGGATCTGGTGGTGGTACTATTGTTAAAGATGATTTTATAGGTACAGGATCCCAGAAACAGTTTATATTAACAAATGCGCCAGCATCTAACTTATTTACAGATGTATATATTAATGGTATTTATCAAGAAAAAGAAACATATAGTGTAACAGGTACTAGTTTAGATTTTGTAGCTGCTCCACCTTTAAATGTATCAATAGAGGTAATGTCTATTATTGTTTCTAATTTATTACCAGGAGCAAATACATTAACTACTGACGACTTTGTAAGCACAGGCTCTTTAACTTACACTTTAAGTACAGCTCCACCAAACGAGGATTTTACTAGTGTTTATGTAAGTGGTGTGTATCAAGAAAAATCTACTTATGCAGTTTCAGGAACAACATTAACATTTACAGAAGCACCTGTTACTGGAGATACAATTGAAGTTGTTATTATATCTTCAGCCTCTTTAGTAAATACACCGCCTACAAATTATAATACAAGTGTAATATCTACATCAATAAATGCATCTAAAAATACTTTATATGTATTAAAAGCTGATTTAACATTAACATTACCTGGATCACCCGCTGCAGGCGATTCAATTAAAATAAGTAACTTGTCTGGTGTTGCTACATGTATCGTTGCAAGAAATGGTAATAATATTATGGCTACGGCTGCAGATTTAACATTAGATAATGCAGTAGCAAGTTTTGAATTAGTATATACGGATGCAACAAATGGTTGGGTTATTATAGGCCCACAATAAAATAAATTAATAAAAATAAATTATGAGTAATTTTTCAGATTTTTTTCCCGCGCCAGGTGGCGGTGGTGGCGGCGGTGGTGGAATACCAAAATATCAAGAGTTTATAACCTCAGGTACATTTACCCCAAGTCAAGCGTTAATAGATGCTGGTGGTAGAATAGGATTGTTTATAGTTGGAGGAGGAGGTGGAGGCTCTAACACTACTGGCAACTCCTCTGGTGGAGTTGGAGGAGAGGTGTTAATGCAATATGTTACTTTAACAAATACAAACGCTGTAATTGTAACTATCGGAAACGGTGGTAGTACGAGTAATGGTGGAGGTAACACTACTTTTGCAGCAAGTTCAGCGGGTGGAATTGACATAGTCGCGCTAGGAGGACCTGGAGGTACCTCTAGTAACACCTCAAAACCATACGATATACTAACAGCTGGTTTTGGAGGGACGCAGGGAAGCTCTGTTGGTGCTGGCGGAGCTGGGTCTGGTATTTTAGGTTATGGAGTTGGAGGTGGTACTAACAGTACGCCTGGAATGGGGCGGGGAAAAAACAATTCCGGAAGCGCAGGTGGCAACAATAGCACTGGAGGTTCTGGTTTTGTAAGAGTAACTTGGTTTGAATAGAATATAATTATGGAAAATAAAATAGCAATAATAAAAAACGGTGTTGTAGATAATATAATTATAGCAACAACAGAATTTGGAGACACACTAGCTGACACAACGGTTGACGTTACATCTATTGAATGTGCAATAGGTTGGTCATATGACGGAACAAATTTTGCTGCACCTGTAAAAAGCCAAGAAGAAATAGAAGCTGAAGCAAAAGCTTGGAGAGATTATGAACTTAGTTCTACAGATAATGTAGCACAAACACCAGATTATCCTAATCGTGATACAATACTAGTATATAGACAAGAATTAAGAGACTGGCCATCAACAGATGCGTTTCCAGATACTAAACCTGTAAAACCTTAATTATGGCATTAACACAAGTAACAAATGAATTAATAGCGGATGATTCTATAACACATGCTAAGGTTGGCTCAGAATTTACATCCTCACATTCTTTAACGGCGGCTGCTGCAATTGATGTTAATTTTAATGAGGCTCAAGTATTTTCATTAACACCAGATCAGAATACAACATTAAATATAACAAATCCTGTTGTAGGTATTTCTAAAGTAATTGTAATAACAGGCGCTGGAGCTACTAATACCATATCTTATACAGTAGGTGGTGTTGCTGGTACATTTAATTTAATTGCTGGGGAATACGATGATACTGCTGCATTAAAAAATTTTATACAAATAATGTGCGTTAGCCCAACTGAATTTTGGTATTCAATATCACAAATAGCAGTTTAATATGTTTGGACAAGGATTAGTTTTTGGAGGTATTGCTGGAGCAGCAAGACTTGAAATTTATGACATTGAATATTTATCAGTTGCTGGTGGGGGTGCTTCCGGTGGTGGGGGTGGTGGTGCTGGAGGATATTTAGCATCTACGTTTTCAAGTGTTACTCAAAATAATACATTAACTATAACCGTTGGTGGTGGTGGAGGAAGTTTATCGCCAGGTTATAATACCAGCATAACTGGAATATCAACTGTCACTTCAATAGGGGGTGGTGCTGGTGCGTTTTATAATTCAAACATTACGGTTAATGGTGGTTCTGGTGGGGGAGGTGCTAAAGGATATACTGGATTAAGAAGTGCCGGAACCGGAACGCCTGGGCAAGGAAATAATGGAGGAACTGTTTTTAATGGTGGTGGCGGCGGCGGCGGAGGCGCTGGCGCAGTAGGAAACAATCAATCATCTTCTAATTATGGAGCAAATGGCGGAAATGGTATTCAATCTTCAATTACTGGCGTAGCCACTTATTACGCTGGTGGTGGTGGTGGCGGTGGTCAAACCGCTGGTGGTACTGGTGGTCTTGGCGGCGGTGGTAACGGAAGTAAAAATGCAGGAGCGGCGGGTACGCCAAACACTGGCGGCGGCGGAGGCGGCGGCTGGGGTAGTTCTGGAGGTTTAGGAGGCTCTGGAGTTGTAATTTTACGAATGCTGACTGCTGGATATTCGGGTATAACAACTGGAAATCCAATAGTTACAACTGATAGCAATTACACGATTTTAAAATTTACTGGAAGCGGAACATATACGACATAAAATATGGCACATTTTGCAAAACTTGACGAAAATAATATTGTTACACAAGTACTTGTTATAAACAATGACGTACTTCTTAAATCTGACGGGACGGAATCAGAAGACAAAGGAAAAGTGTTTTTAAATGGGTTGTTCGGAAGTGCAACTTGGGTTCAAACTTCTTACAACAATAATTTCAGAAAACAATACGCTGGTATTGGTTACACTTATGACGAAGCAAACGATGTTTTTATTGCACCACAACCTTTTAATTCTTGGGCATTAGACGAAAACTTTGATTGGCAACCACCGACACCATATCCAACAGACGGACAAGATTATCAATGGAATGAAGAAACAATTTCTTGGGATTTAACAAAATAATTAATAAATAAAACATGGCATTAACTAAAATAAAATACGGTGTATTAGGTGATCAATTTACAACATCTACTCCATTAACTCCCGCTGCTGATGTAGATATGGATTTCACAGCTGCTCAGGTGTTTACAATGACATCTAGTATTGCTGTGGATATAAATTTTACAAATGCGCAAATTGGTGATACTAAAGATTTAATTGTTACTGATTCCGGGGGTACTTCATCTCTTACATTTGATATAACAACTAACACTATAACCACAATAGCGGGTACATATAGTAACACTGCAGGAGCTGCAAACTTTATACAAATTGTTTGTATTGCACCAAATACATTTTTCTTATCAATATCACAAAGTATATAAAATATGAAAGCAAAAGATTTTAATGGGAGTATTAGTACTTGGAGGAGATTACCTAAAACCTATAAAAGTGCAACAAAGTATTATACAGCTTTCGATAAGGCAAGTAAAGATATTATAGAAGCCGAAGGTTTTTATGATGTTGTTAAGCCAAGCTATGATAGTATAAGTCAAAAATTAGGTTCTATTGAGTTTGATAGCGAAAAAAAAGTATTTACTTATCCTGTAATTGATATTGATTTTAATGCCACTTATGAGGTAATTGGAGAGGATATGGAACCGACAGGGGAAACACTTCCAGTATACGATATTGACAAACTAAAGTCAGATATTAAAACCCAAATTAAAACTAAAGCAGGAGAATTATTAAAACCTACAGATTGGTATGTTACAAGGCTAGCTGAAAGAGCTATAGTAATACCAGATTCTATTAAAACTGAAAGAGCAGATGTAATTACTAAATCAGA